CAGGGATTGCTATCTCTTGAAGATGAAGGCGGAAAGGCATAAGCTAGCACGCCAAGCAGGGGGCGGTTTTTGGTTATCCGCCCCCAAACCTCTAATCGTAAAGGAAATAATATGTGTCATATATGTGGTAAACACAAAATAAAAATAAAAGATTATCGTTTTATTGATAGCGTAGGATTACAAGGCGGAATCCTTTCTTGTAAGCATTGTTTCAATCTAAATGATGTAGTTATCGTAGACATAATAAAAAATAACTTAGACCCTAAAACATTTTACATAAAGGAGTTATAATGAGAACAATTAAATTAGATGTTAGTAGAGAAGATTATTTTGAATCTCTTGAAGATGTAATTGATAACATGGTACATGGGAAAGCACAGATAATTAACAAACTTGGCGAGTTAATTACAGATACTGAGGAACAATTAAATGAAGACTATCAAATCGAGGACTTGAATAGTTGGCATTGGGCAGATATGGAAGAGGCTGTGATAGCTTACGACATAGGCTATGTAAATGGTTGTAAGAATGCTATAAAAATAATAAATGAGAAAATGGCGCAAGTAGAAAAAACTACATAGACACCGAAGGGGGAGATGTAGTTATAATAAGGAAGTCTCCCCCTTCAAAACAAATAACAGGAGACAAATCCACGTTATTTATAAACTAACCTACCATAAATATAATAAATAATACCCTATTGCGCTAGGACATTCTTCATATCTTTAGACGTAGGGTATATCTTTTCATCCGCATCTTTCTTAGATAAAATAAATTTATCAGATTCTACTTTTTCTTTATCCCATTGCTCTTTGTCGTCCATAATACCCAAAGGCGAAAACTTATAGCTTATGTTCGCGGGTACGTCATTCCAATGCCTGAGTTCTAGTGCTAGCTTTTCTATTTCTTTAAATGCAGAACCTTTTCCAACTTTACCCTTTCTTGCTAACATTGATATTCGCATTATTCCATCTGTTATTTGATACACCTTACTCGCGCTATTTTTCAAATGCGCACCTAGATGGTCTCTTTGTTCTTTGTAATCTTTCTTAAGCATCGTCTAACTTCTTCTCTATTCTGTGGACTCGCCATAGAAGACTGAGATTAAGTGCTAGCATCATCAACATAGTAAACTCCCAGTAAGGAAAATATTCTGTGCTAAATAAGACTTCCCAGTAGTACCTCATACTAACTTCCTTTTTTTATTGCAATAGTCATCCAATCTAATACTGCATGAAAAATTAAGCAAAATATAAAAATTCCTACACCAATACATAAAAATGATGCACTAAATATAAAAAAGTTTATTACCCATTCTGCTAGGTCTATCATAATCATAGTATCTCCTTTGATTTATAGGCGCTCATGTGGAGTTGCTGATGCGGAGCAATGAAGGAAGGATTGTAGTTGTGAGATATCCTACCGAACATGAGCGCCTTGACGTTTTAAACAAATTTTGCAAGTTTTTCTTTCTCTTTTATATGTGGGGAAATCTTCGTAGTGAGCCAAGATTTTAAGGTTGCCATTATATTCCCAACACCTTTTACAAGATTCACAGTATTTAATAAGGTTATCTGCTCTCTTACCATCGTAAGATTTTTTGTGTTTAATTTTCTTGGGAGCGCGCATTTGCCATCTTCTCTGTTTAAGGTACGGAGCCACCGCACAAGATTAACGCGCCCCCATAGATTTTACCATACTTGAAAATGCCTGTTCAAATTCATCTTTCTCAAAGCTTTCTGGTTCAGCGTCTGGCGTGCTAGCTTTTTGCTCGCTGCTGGATATTTTATTTTCTTTTCTTGCGTCGGCAGAAAGCTGAGCTAGGACAGTATTTTTGGTTTCATAAATTCCATCACCACATTCACATAGTCTATCATTTATGCTGAGTTCTTCTTTCGTGGTTTTTTCCGACTTGCACTCTATGCACATATAATGGAACTCTTTTGACACAACTAGGTTCTTAATCACCTTTGTGTTGCTGATGAGTTCATCATCGTATCTTTCTTGATTGAGCCAAGTGCTAGCCATAGGTATAAATTCAGACTCTGTACCCGCGTTTTTCCATTGCTTAATGTAGGACTTTAACCCTTCTAATATTACTTCTTTTTTAGTACCGGCCTTACGTAGTGATATGTACTTATCCTTGGCTCTTTTCTTGTTATCTCTTCTAGGATATAGTAACCAAAATTCATTTTCAAATTCATCACTATAAAGCTTTACTTTAGTATTACTTCTACTTTTACTTCTAACTTCTACTTCTTTATTGGATGGCTCAGCTATAGCCTTGCCATTCCAACGTGCTTTTGCACCTTTTTTGCCATTATTTGACATTCTTTCTCTGTAGCTAATCATGTTACTTCTTTCTGATTCAAGCCTACTATTGTATATACGACCATTTTCCTCGTAAAAACAATGCTTGATGGCGTTCCAATCCTCTTCAAAGCTAGGATGATGACCACATAAAACCTTAAGGGTTTGAGTATCTGCCGGTAGGCTACCCTCAATCCATTCCATAGCTAGCAAGGTAATGTATATTCCCCTCTGCGCCATTGTCATTATTTGTACGTTCAAATCTGATAGAAAGTCACTTGCATAAAACTGAAATGCTGGTGCTTTATTTATTTTCTTTGGCATCTTTTTCTCCTGTTATAATATAATTTTTATTAATGGCAAAATATTCTTTCTTAGGAAACTTTTTTACAATATATACTATATCGTCATTTATAGCAGATACTTCTCCTGAGACAGTAATTCTTTCGCCCTTAAAATTTAAGGTTTTTCCTGTTATTTGTTGTCCTATTTTTAAATTATTTAAGTTCATTTATCTCTTTGGCTATCTCTTCCATTCTGTCGATTTCATTGGATATTTGTTCCATTCTTTCTTTATAGTATTCCCTTTCTTCATCGTGCTTTTCATGACCCGAACCTCTATATTCTTTGTCATCTGCAATCAATTCTAGAAATTCTTCGTATGGTAATATAGCATATATTTGACCTCTATCCTCTTTTACTACTTGTAAATCAACAACTTTTGTATCCGGTTTTATCCAATTAGCTATATTCTTCCTTACCTTGCATTGGACTTTCCAATCTTTACCGGGTGTCTTAAGTAAAACATCTACTTCTTCAGCGTGTCCAAGAGATAAACCATTACTACCATAGGCTCTTTGAGAGTCTATGTCGTACTCTTTAGCTAGGTTTGTAACCTCTCTTTCAAACCTATTGCCTTTTTGTTTGCTTTTACTTGGCATTATAACCTCTTAATGTTGCGAGGGCGGGATGAATTAAGGAGGACTAACCCGCCCTCTGTTTCACTTGTCAATGGAGTTAACCAAGTGAAAGTTCGTAATTTGAACCCACATCTATTGCATCAATAAACTTGTACTTAGCAAATGTAGAAACTTTGCCTGTTCGTGCATTTTTGTGAGTAATCATAGTTTTCTCTATTGTGTAACCTTCTTTTCTGAGCCTGTGTACAACATCAGCTAGTCTTGTTATGCCAAATTCTTGTATAGCAAACCAAGATGTTATACGCTTATTTTTTTTAAGATAGTCAAGCACAATATCTTTTTGTGAAGACTTCTTAGAAAGGTAGGTCATCGTCATCCTCATCTACTACCGATTTAAGTTCTTCCATGACTTCCCAACCCTTATCAGTTGCCTGTTTGACTTCTTCTGTGCTAGAATCAGGTTCCGCCGCAACCTGCTGTTTTGTGCTAGCATCTTCAGTCATTCTCGCTACAAGCTCTGCGTTAGCCATAGTTCTCCAATTAGGGTTATCGCTCTTTTCAATAATCCAACCTATGTAATCTTCGGGTATATCTTTCCAAGGAGTTCCCTTATGTTTGCCAAAAGGTATTCCGGAACTTCTTGACTCTTCATTCCACACCTCAGATACTTGCTGAACTTCTTTATTTGGTTGCTTGCTAAGTGATGGTGAGTTAACTACTGTCTTGTGTTCTCTGTTGTCCATACTGTCGGCATCCTCTGTGTCATCGATAGCAAATAAACCATTCAATGCATATTTTCTAGCATACGATGAAGTAGCACCTGTAATTTGGCTGTCATCCATTCCTTTTTTCTGCACAGATTCTCTTGCCCATCCTTCAGTTGTGATAGTATCGTTGCCATCGCTAAATGTTGCAGTTGCTTTTATGTAATTAAAGTCATTGACACATATTATTTCATCGCTAACAGTTACGTAGCAACCGGTTTCATCAAGTAATGGCTTTAATCCTTCAAATATGTCTGCAAGATTTCGATAATTATACTTACCAAAATCGTTCCTATGACCTTTTCCGACCTTAAGCTTGGTCTGAATAAGGCTTAGCTTTTCGTTTAACTTCATTTTGTCTCCTTGTACTTTGTTGTTTTGTAAGAAAATGTTGTCTGTTTTGTTTCCTTGTATCCCACCGGAGCATCAGCAGTATTCTTTATGTATTCTGCAATCTTTTTCTTATCCGGTTTTTCTGTAACTCTAGTAGATATATTGTTTGCATAAGAAAACTTTATTAGAGATTCGTCATCGCCAAACTCTCTTGTCGTCCTAGTTGTCATCTTAAGGGTTCCATTTGGAAAACCCATAGACTTTTTGCCATTCGTATCGAACTGACCTTGCATATAGCTTTCTAGTAAGTTTTTTCTGTAAGAAATTTGTTTATTGACGGACTCAATTCTTCGGTCATAAAACTCAGAAGACTCTTGTTGCTTGTATTTTATGTCCTCAATCTCGTCTTCTAACTGTGATATTTTCCAAAGTATTCTGTCTACATGAACATCAATGTTGTGTCCAAACTCTTCGCCATGAAGTTCATCTAAGGTTTTTTCATTCTCCATCTTCTTCCCCCCTAAAAGCTATAAGCTGATTGTTGTCAGCCTTGGAAACAACATTGAAACCAAGGTTCTCAGCCATTTTATAAACTCGAATGTAAAATTGCTTAACATCTTCCTCTGTTGTCTTTTCGGTTCTTTCGATTCGCAACTTAAGAACCTTGTCGTCATCTTGTGGCAAATTGACCTCCTTTTATTACAATTTGATTAAAGTATGAGCAGTTGTTGGTATCGACTATGCATTTCTTCCCGGCAAACTTACCATCAATTTTTGTAATTAGTTTGCCATCTTCCCTAGAAAACATTATGCCTAAGCAATTACCATTGTTATAGTTTGCACATTCCCTTCTTGCTTGTGACTCTTGCTTTTTCATTGCATCCTTTTAATTATTAGTTCTTTCACTAAAGCTCAAGAACTAATAATTAAAGGTCTGCTAATGGTTTATGCTCGGCGTTGGTTATAAACCTTAGAAGTTCGGTTCTCATAATGATGAAACTCTTGCCGGGTTTGCTTGCTTTAAGCTTTCCGGTTTTTATATATCTTCTAACTGTTTCTATTGATAGGTGCAGTTCTGATGCTACTTGTGATACTGTAAAAAAATCTTGCAACTTATTACTCCTTGCATTGCTATTGGTTTAGCTGTGTTTAGCAGAAGTTAGTAAGTATCTTAATAAAAATCAAACAGTTTATTTCTTGCTTCTTTTCCAAGTCAAATATTCTGATGCTTCGTAAGGATTGTATATTGTAGTGATAAGCCTGTTATCATCATCATCATATTTCGGGTCTATTATGGTAACTGGCGCATTAAAAATATTTTTATCATCAAGACCTAGCTTATCTGCATAGCTATCCATTACCTTAAAGCTAGCAACTTGTAATGCGTGTGATATAAGCCCGGAGGCAGGGTCTTTTAAAACCTGATACCCTGAAACGTGAATATGACCACAAGTTAGCACATGGTCTTTCCAGCCCATTTGCGCGGCTTTTGCCACTCCATGAGCAGTATTCCACATACTATATCCTTTAAAAGTATGTCTAGCATTTATTCTAACTTCTTTTCCATTTGGAAATATAAGATTTAACCTAGCGCCCCATTTCTCATATACGCCTTTATGGTCGCGCATTATAAAATCTAGGGGGTCGCCATCACCTGACCAAACATCGTGGTTTCCAGCTATCAAATACAGCCAATTAACGCTATTTACAAAATGCTCTGTAAGTCTCCAAGATTCTTTTGCAGTAGTAGATTGTTGACCATATAAAAAAGACAGCCTACCAATCCAATTATTTTGAACATCTCCAAGATTTCCGGCAAACATACCTTCTGTTTTATTTATTAAATTACACAAGGAATATATTTCAGCAATATCAGTACCATCGTCATCAATATGAGGGTCGCCAAAATGACAAATACCTATAGGGCCTCTTGTTTTTATTTTTATATTTATTAACTTACGAGACTCTTTACCTTTTACTTTTACAGCATACTTTCTTTTTCTATGCTCTATTAGTTCGTCAATTGGTATGTAGTCGGGGTCTTTTTGCTGTGTTACAAAGTCTGCTTTTTCTAATATGCTTGGATTAACAGTTCTTTTACCGCAAGAATTACACATCCATTGCTGTCTTTTGCTATTTGCTCTATACAGATACCCAAACTTTCTTATACTTCTACTGCCACAATATCTGCAACCTATAATATTGCCTTCTACATCTTGAACAATTTCATCAGCCATATTTCATTACTATTTCTTTAAAATGCTCTTCTGTACCAGCACCTTTCGAAGTATTATACCAGCGTTTCCAATAGCTAGCTTGCTCATCCAATGTTTTTGGCATAGCGTGTGGGACTCTCCAATAGTGTAATCTACAAGCAATAATACCTGCTATTAAGTTTGTTGTAAGAATGTCTCTCCATTTATTTTCATCTGGATTTGTAAACAAGCTCCAGTCTAAATAACATATGCTAGCAACCTTTTTTAACAGGTCTTTTCTATACTGAAGATAATCATTGCATAGAGATACCATTACCCAAGGTTCGCATTGCCAAAAGCCTCTGGCTATATTGTTTCCACCCTTTTGCATAATGTATTGATACTTAGATTCTACTAACCCAGTGCGATAAACAAGCATTTGAGCATCGTGGCTTGCATACTTAGAACCCATTTTTTCAAGGGTATCTTTAATAACTGTTAGCATTTGCATTGAATCAATCATTACTTGCCCCAGGATTTTCTAGCATTTTCTTTTGCTTTTTTAGATAGTTCTCCATAATGAAATAATCTTTGAGAAGTTTTCCCATGAGTTTTTCCACTATGCAATTGACCATTTGGCATTTTATGAGATAAACCCTTATGAGATTTACCATTCTTAAAATAATGTTTTACACTCTTAGCCATTACAAACCAATCTTTTTAAGCAACACACTTTTAATTACTTTCCAAAGTGCTTCTAATATTTTTTGTTCTGTAGCTTCATTGATAATTGGTATGTCTACTGCTTTGTTTATTTCAGCAATTACTTCTTTACCATTTTCATCTGACAATAAGTCATCTGCGATTAACTTTGCTAGCATTATACTATCCTCATTATTATGTTTACGATTATTGGAAAGGTAACAAGTGCAACACCACCCCATACTTGCAACTTAGCAATTTCTTTTTCGTTACTTGAAACCCTGCCATTTAGTTTGTCTAAATGTTTTTCTATTCTACCTAAAGAAGAATATATATTTTTTAATCTTTCATCGTGCTTAACTAATACCTGATATATGTCTTTATTTTCCATCAATGTCTTCCGTTTATCCTACTTAAAGAGCCTTTTACTTCTGATATTTGATTATCTAAATC